ATGAGTGAAATCAGCCTAGAAGACATTGAGATCCTGCTCGGCAAGCAAGCGTTGTCGGACTCCGACTTACGAGTTTTGGACACTCAATTGAAAAAACTAGAGCAGTTGAAAGACCGCGAGCTGCGGCAAAACCGTTTTATTAAGTTTGTGGAGCAGGTCTGGCCTAACTTTATCTCAGGAGCACACCACAAGCGGATGGCCGAAGCGTTTGAGCGAGTGGCGCGGGGCGAGTGTAAAAGGCTAATCATCAACATGCCGCCTCGGCATACCAAATCCGAATTCGCCTCCTACCTACTGCCAGCTTGGTATCTAGGTAAGTACCCGGGCAAGAAAGTAATTCAAACATCCCACACCGCTGAGTTGGCGGTCGGCTTCGGTCGTAAGGTTCGTAACTTGGTAGATTCCGAGGTTTACAGAGAGATATTCCCGGATTTACACCTACAGGCGGACTCCAAGGCTGCCGGTCGGTGGAACACATCCAAGGGCGGTGACTACTTCGCTATTGGTGTCGGCGGTGCTGTGACCGGTAAAGGCGCGGACATCCTAATCATTGATGACCCCCATTCTGAACAAGAAGCCGCTATTGCCCAAAGTAACCCCGAGGTCTATAACAAAGTGTATGAGTGGTACACATCAGGGCCGCGTCAGCGTCTGCAGCCGGGTGGGGCGATTGTTGTTGTGATGACCCGTTGGAGTGACTTGGACTTGACGGGCCGAGTGCTTAAAGATGCGTTGAGCCGAGACCGTGGCGAGGAGTGGGAGATTATTGAGTTCCCCGCGATCCTACCGAGTGGCAATGCACTGTGGCCACAGTTTTGGGCTATTGAAGAACTTGAAGCCTTGCGCGATGAACTGCCACCAGCCAAATGGAACGCACAGTACCAGCAAAGCCCAACAGGTGAAGAGGGTGCGATTGTCAAGCGTGAGTGGTGGAAACGATGGAAAGAGGACAAACCTCCGCACTGCGAGTTTATTATTCAAAGCTGGGATACGGCGTTCTCAAAAGGCGAGCGTAGTGACTTCTCTGCGGGCACCTGCTGGGGCGTGTTCTTCTTAGGCGAGAACGAGAGGGATCCGAATATAATTTTGCTTGACGCAATAAAGAAACGCATGGAGTTCCCAGAGCTTAAGGAAGTTGCGTATAGGTTCTACATGGAATGGCAACCAGATGCGTTTATTGTGGAAGCCAAAGCGGCTGGCGCTCCGCTGATATTTGAACTACGGGCGATGGGTATACCTGTACAAGAGTTCACTCCCAGCCGGGGCAACGATAAGTTTGTGCGGATTAATTCGGTGTCGGATTTGTTTGCAAGTGGCAAAGTATGGGCACCCGAGAACCGTTGGGCCGACGAGGTTATTGAAGAGATGGCCGCGTTCCCTAACGCTCCAAACGATGACTTGGTTGACTCCTCCACACAGGCGTTATTAAGATTTAGAAAAGGTGGCTTCGTGTCGCTCAATTCAGACGAGCAAGAAGAGTTACGAAGTTTTCGCAGACGACAAGCATATTACTAAGGATAAAACATGGCAACGAATTCAATGGACAAAGGTATGTACGCCGCCCCACAGGGCATTGCCGATATATTGATGGGTGAACCGGATATTGAAATTGAGATCGGACTCCCCGAAGATGTCGAGGTGGGCGTGGAAGTAGATATCGGCGGCAAGGAAGAGGGTGACCCCAAATTCAATAAAAACTTGGCCGAAGAGATTGACGAAGACGAGCTGGGCAAAATTAGTAGCGACATCATGGAGATGGTTGAGGCTGATATCGCCTCTCGCAGAGACTGGACAGAGATGTTCGTTAAAGGTCTTGAAGTCTTGGGCATGAAGTACGAAGAGCGAACTGAGCCTTGGGCCGGAGCCTGCGGCGTGTTTTCTACAGTGCTGACCGAGGCAGCCGTGCGGTTCCAATCAGAAACAATCCTTGAGACATTCCCCGCGCAAGGCCCTGTCAAGACGCAGATCATCGGTAACGACACACCCGAGAAAGAAAAGGCAGCCGAGCGCGTTCGAGATGACATGAACTACCGCCTGACCGAGGAGATGCCTGAGTACCGCCCTGAGCATGAGCGCATGTTGTTTAACTTGGGGTTGATCGGTTCGGCGTTTAAGAAAGTTTATTTTGATATGGCGCTGGGTCGCCAGACGTCTATCTATGTTCCGGCAGAGGACGTGATTATTCCTTACGGTGCTAGCGGAGCGCGTACGGCAGAGCGTGTGACACACATCATGCGTAAAACCAAGAACGACATCAAGAAGCTGCAAGCCAGTGGGTTCTACCGCGACATCGAGCTGGGTGACCCGGTTGAGGTGTTCACCGACGTGGAGAAGAAGAAAGCCGACGAGCAAGGCTACTCCATAACTACAGACGACCGCTATCAAGTGTATGAAGTGCAGATCGACTACGTCATGCCCGGGTACGACGAAGAAGATGGTGTGGCGTTCCCGTACATCGTGACTATTGACCGTGGCACAAAAGAAGTCCTCTCTATTTACCGCAACTATGAAGAGGAAGACGAGTTAAAACTCAAGCGCCAGCATATGGTGCAGTATGACTATGTTCCCGGCTTCGGTGCGTATGGGTTCGGATACATCCACTTGATTGGTGGCTACGCCCGCGCGGGCACTGCGTTGATTCGTCAGTTGATTGATGCCGGTACGTTGTCTAACCTGCCCGGTGGTCTGAAATCACGTGGTCTGCGTGTTAAGGGTGACGATACACCAATCAGCCCCGGAGAGTTCCGCGATGTGGACGTGCCAAGCGGTGCGATCAAAGACAACATCATGGCGTTGCCGTACAAAGAGCCATCACAGGTTCTGGCCGCGTTGCTTGAGAAAATCACAGAAGAAGGTCGCCGACTGGGTTCAGTTGCTGATTTGCAGATCTCGGATATGAGTGCCAATACGCCGGTAGGTACAACGTTGGCCATCCTTGAAAGGCAATTAACGACACTGAGTGCTGTGCAGGCCCGCGTCCACTACTCGATGAAGCAAGAGTTCAAGCTCCTCAAAAACATCATCCGTGACTACGCGCCGACCGAGTACGAGTACGACCCAGAGGGTGGCGACCGCCGAGCCAAGCAGGAAGACTACGACATGGTGGAGGTCATCCCCGTGTCTGACCCCAACTCATCCACAATGGCGCAGCGCATCATGCAGTACCAAGCGGTGATCCAGTTGTCGTCGCAGGCTCCGCAGATCTATGACTTGCCACACTTGCACCGCCAGATGATCGAGGTGTTGGGTGTTAAGAACGCGGACAAGATCGTGCCGGTTGAAGAAGATGAGACACCACGCGACCCGTTGAGCGAGAACATGGCGTTCTTGAAGAGCAAGCCGACCAAAGCGTTTATGTACCAAGACCACGACGCTCATATTGCGACGCATATGGCTATGATGCAAGACCCAGTCGTGCAGCAGATGATCGGTCAATCTCCTATGGCTCAACAAGTACAGGGAGCCATCATGGCTCACCTCGCCGAGCACCTTGGGTTCAAGTACCGCAAAGAAGTGGAAGAGATGGTTGGCGTGCCACTGCCCGCACCGGATCAAGAGTTGCCAGCGGATATCGAGGTTCAACTCTCTCGCCTCATCGCCCAAGGCTCACAACAACTGTTGCAGAAAAACCAAGCCGCCGCCGCGCAGCAACAACAGCAACAGCAGCAACAAGATCCGCTCCTCCAGTTGCAACAGCAAGAGCTTGAGATTAAGAAGATGGACACGCAGCGTAAGGTGCAGAAAGACCAGATAGATAGTCAGCTTGCACTCCAACGCCTGCAGCTTGAGAAGGCCCGCATCGACGCCGACCGGGAGAAAGATCTCAACCGCATCCAGTCGCAAGAGAAACAAACCAAGGTGAAGATCCAAACTGATCTGTACAAGAGCCAAGCGGGGCAAGCGGCCAAGGCCAACCAACAACCAAACCAGAATAAACAAGGTAACAAATAATGGCTGAAAACTATCTTGAACTATGCAGCGAAAAACTTGAGAAAAAAATTGAGATTTTCGTTGCCCACCTGAGTGACGGCGGGGCTAAAGACTTCGCCGAATACAAAGAACTGTGCGGAGCAATCCGAGGTCTGCGAACTGCACAGCAAGAACTTAAAGACCTTGTGCGAAGACTAAAGGAAAATGATGACGACTGAGTTTGATGTTCAAGCAGTAGATTTATCGGGTATTTTGAATACCAGCGTAGAGGAAAAGGCACGACAAATGCCCGATCCTGTCTCTTACTACATATTGACGGTGCTGCCTGATATTGATGAAGAGTATGAGAGTGGTATTTTGAAAGCCGGAAAGACCATTCACTATGAAGAATTGCTGTCCCCAGTGCTCTTTGTGGTGAAACTTGGCCCCGATGCCTACAAAGATGAGAAGAAATTCCCGTCTGGCCCCCTCTGTAAAGCGGGCGATTTTATTATCGTGCGCCCAAATACCGGTACACGGATCAAAATTCACGGAAAAGAGTTCCGTTTGATCCACGATGACTGCGTAGAGGCTGTTGTGCAAGACCCACGTGGCATTTCACGCCTATAAGGAGGCAATATGAACGTCGAAAAGTACAAATTCCCTGATGAAGCAGCGGAAAATGACAAAAAAGAGCCCGAAATTCGGGTAGAAATCGTAGATGACGGCAAAACAGAGGTAGAAATCGTTGATGACACCCCCGAAAAGCCAAAAAACTACAAAAAGATGGAGGAAGACCCCAAAGATGCTGATGAAGATGAGCTAAGTCAGTACGGGGAGAAGGTTCGCCGCCGTATTCAACACCTGCAAAAGGGTTATCATGAGTCCCGCCGACAAGCTGATATCGCCCGTCAAGAGCGAGAAGAGGCCATCAAAATTGCGCAAAAAGTAGTTGAAGAGAATAAAAAACTCAAAGGCTCACTCAACGAAAATCAAAACTCTTTGTTGGAGCAGGCCAAGCGCGTAGTGGCCGCAGAGCTGGATAATTCCCGTAAAAAGTACAAAGAAGCGTACGAAGCGGGGGATTCTGAGCGTCTTACGCAAGCAAACGAAGAGCTTGCCGCCGCTAAAGTAAAGTTCGACCGAGTAAGTAATTATAGGCCGACCCCTTTACAAGAAGACGAAAATGAGGTACAAATACCGAAATCCGCTCCCCCGCGCGACGAAAAGTACGAAGAATGGCGCGAAAAGAACTCTTGGTTCGGGGACGACGAAGAAATGACAAGCCTAGCTTTGGCATACCATAAGAAGATAGTTAGCGCGGGGGCTGACCCCTCATCAGACGAATACTACGAGAAAATTAACACTCGTATGCGCCAAAAATTTCCGGAATACTTCGGGCCGGAAGACGACGATGATGAAGCAGAGGAAACTCCAGCAGCACAAAGTCGTTCAAAGACGAATGAGGGTAAAGCGAAAGCATCTGCAAATGTAGTTGCCCCAGCTTCACGAAGTACGGCACCCAAAAAGGTACGCCTTACTGAGAGTCAAGTAAATATCGCCAAGCGGTTAGGTGTTCCATTGGAACTCTATGCTCGTAAGGTTGCGGAACAACAAACTAGGGGATAACATGGCACAAGCACACAAAGACGAAATCGAAGGATTAGATCGTAGCAAACGCGAAAACACTACCCGTGAGACCGGCCTGCGGCCTCGCAAGTGGAAAAAAGTCGGTTTGTTGCCCAATGTCAAACCAGAACCCGGATATGAATTCCGTTGGATTCGTTTGAGCATTAACGGCCAAGATGACCCTAAGAATATTTCAGTGCGCCTCGAAGAGGGTTATGAGCCCGTAAAAGCTTCAATGCACCCCGAAGTTACATTGTTAGGTGGAAAAAACAACCATTTCCCCGACAGTATTGAGATTGGCGGCTTGCTGCTTACCAAGATACCTAGAGAGATGGTGGAAGATCGCGCCGCGCAAGTGGAAGAAGAAACCGCTTTGCAACTCGCATCTGCAGATCAATCATTCATGCGCCAGAGTAATTCGAAGATGCCTTTGTTCAATGAACGTCGGTCATCTACAACCTTTGGTTCTGGTTTTTAATTTTTTAAAAAGGAGTCTTAAATGGCTTACCCAGTGATCGACGCCCCATACGGGCTAAAACCAATCAATTTGATTGGTGGTCAGGTGTTTGCGGGTTCTACTCGCAACTTGCCTATTCAGTACGGCTATGCTACGAACATCTTCTACGGTGATTTCGTGGTGTTGTCGCGTGGTTTTATTACCCGCGCAGCCGTTTCTACCGGTACCGGTGTAAACCAAGTAACCGGTATTTTCTTGGGTTGTTCGTTTACTAACCCTATCACTAAGCAGAAGCAATTTCAGC